GTCTGTAAACTCTGTACTTTTAATTATTGCTCCCATAAGCCTGTGACATTAACGGATTCTTTGGTGTTAAGTCTAAAGTGTCTGCGGTTATCATAGAGACTGCACCGCTCGTATTCCACTCAATAGTGTAGCTAAGTTTTAAACCGCTACGCCCTTGCTGGTAACTGAATAGAAATTGTTGTAGCTTGTTTTCGTTGTTCCACATAACGGGATACTTCTCATTGTACTTCACGCCGCTAGTTGTCGGAGCAACTATTGTTTTACTGATAGTGCCAGGAGTATCAGACTTTCTAGTGTTACTAATGAGCGCAGATTTTAAAGTTCCGCCAGCGTCAAATCGCACAAAGCCTTTCGTGTACGCTTTGTGTATTACACCTGTGCTAGTTAGTGTTCCCGTGAGTCTTGTTGTAGGAGAAACTGCTGCACTTGTTAGCGTAAATACACCACCTGTATTAGTGCTGTTGCCAGTAAAAAATATCTCAGTTCCAATAGCAAGATCGTAAGGAATCTTCTCAACCGGCAGCACAAACGCACTACCAGTTACCATTGTGCCTGAGTCAGGATGCGGCGTATTTACTCCAGCAGGACTTATGTTAACTCCTGTGCCGGCAGCAATTATTATACTATGGTACTCCCACGCTTCAATACCACTCATCAAGGCACGAAGCTGAATAGGCTTCTGTTCAACACGTATATCACCGGTTTGAAACCCTTTAGTCTGCACAAAGCTATCGTTATACTTTGCACCAGCGTATAAACGCAGCAGCTCACCAGCAGATGTTATTCCGTAAATCTCATGCGTTGTGTCTGTGTCAATCTTGGAGAACTGAACTATCGGTGCTGTTGTTGTATCATCGTCCAGCTTTAAAAAGTCTAACGAAACAAACTTACGTAGCGTACCATCAAATACAAGTATACCATGACCATAGATAGTATCCACAGAGAAGAAGGTATAGTTATCAAAACTAATAGCTGCGCCTCGCGTCTGCACAATACCATCAAACAACTTAGCAACCTTCAGCGAAAACGCGCTGTTACGTCCCTCATTACGTAACTGTTGCACAGCGTTAAATGAGCGTAACCCCTCCGCATCTATGAAAGCAAAATCACCTAACACATCAACAAACGAGAACTGATTGACGGCGGATGCACCAAACAAATACTTTTTTGAAAATGTTGGCTCGCCAAAAAGCGGTCGCGAGTAATCTGGTGAAACAGCATATGCTGATGTACGTGTGCTAACAAAAAAGCTTTCTGTGTTAAGCGGCGCAATGCAGGTTATTGCTTCATACGATACAGCATAGCTAACTGCGTCAGCACCATCATCTGCCTCAACAGAAGAAAGTTTAACGCCAGTCTCACTTTCTATAGCTACAACGAAGTCTAACGGCCTACCACTAACGCTATGATATATCCTCTTACCGTCAGGACTAATAATGTACAGCTTACCATTAAAAAACAACATCTGTTTACCAATAGGTACATACTCACGTTGAACGGCTTCTGTTGCTGTTATTGGATCAGTTAGCGTAGTTCCATGTTGTGCAAACGTGTATGCTTTACGCATAGTAACCGTGGAGGATACGTCTGTGGAGGAAAACGAGATCAAATTAGGCTGGTTTATACCATCTTGCACAACAATAGCCGCAACAGTTCTAGTCCGTTTAGCTACGCCCGTATTTAAAACCACTTGATCGGATGAGCCAACAGAAGTATAAGCAAAACTGCTTGTGCCAGGAGGCACAGCTTGTATGTAAACATGTTCTACGTTAGTGTCTAACAGAAGCGTAGGGTTAGTAGAGCTATCCCATAACGTTGCCCATGTATCTGAAAGCCTGTGCTTAAAACGTGCAGCACCACGCTGAACTATAATTAGAAAATCGCCTAGGGCATAGATCGCTTGAAAAGGTACAGAGTTATTTTTAAATGTAGGTATTATGGCAGCATCGCTATTGCCAGCATGACTTGTACCTATCGTTGTATCTTCGCTATAGTTTTCGCCAGCAGCAGTTATTGTTACGGTGTTAATGACATTACCACTTACTGTGTATGATCCAGCAAAACCAGAACCATTACCAGAAGGATCAGTAATAGTAAGACTTCCAGCACTATAACCCGTGCCACCAACAGCTATTAAAAGGCCAAGTACAGAACCATTACCAGAGTCAAGGCCACCATCAATCTTTAACGGCCTTCTTGTAGGACGTAGATCACCAAATCTGTTACGTACATTATGCGCTATGCGATACTCATCATCACCAAGACGAGCGTCGTCAACTGCCATGTTCATTCCGCCTAGGAACGACGATTGTGCGTAGCTAGCCATGCAAGTTTATCGTGATTGTGACGTTTAAATACTACCTTCTGCTCTTGTGATCTTTCCAAATCAGCTTGGCGACGTGATAGAGAACGCGTAGCTTTTCTATCGTGCAGTATTGCCTCTTCTACCTTACCCTGCTCCTCAAGAAACAACTCCATACACTTACTAACAAGTATGTTATCGTAACCAATTGCAGGAAATTCATCTGTGTCATTTTGCAAGCGCGGCAAAGTTTTCTTATACAACACTTGTAGCGTGTGCGAGTCATCTTGCCCAGCAGANGACGAAAACGGAAACTCACTTACATCTATAATAAGATAGCGAGACTCCATGCTGTTAGAAAGTATTTCAGCGTAGACGATAGTATTGTCTGCATAATCAAGTAGCTGCACAAGACCACTTGTTGCAGTTGGCTCAAGCGTACGAGAAAAACTAATAACGTCTGTGATTGCTACCGTATTAGCCGGTGCTAGTGTACTAGTCGCTGAAGATATTGCACTTGTCACAGCACTAAGTCCAGTAACGCTCACAAGAAACGCTTCGCTGTACGGCGTTTTAACAACAACCTCGTAGTCGTCGCTTGTAGTTGTAATGCCAAAAGTTTTAACGATTAGTTTGTTAGTGCTGTTAGCCGCTTCTGTAATAGACGTAGGCAACGATACCTTCAGCGGACTATAGCCTTTTACGCGAAACTTATTATGATTTGTTTCCCAGTTATTCTCTCTGTAACGTGCTGTTAATGCTTCTGTCTCCCACTCAGCGTTGTTACCAGCCTTCTCGCGTATGCCACGTATAGCATACACATCAGGTGGCATAGCAACAGTCTTATTGCCTTGCACATAAAATTCCGCTTCTTCTAAACATCCTGGCATATCAGACTGTTCGTAAAGTTCCTGTGCCGCTTCATTAAGATAGTCGAGTAGCAAAGCACGTTGACTAGTATCGCTGGGTAGCATACCGATCTTCTTGCCAAACCTATCTAATATGTATTCTACACTCATCGTTTTACTAATGCAGTAACCGCAGCTTTGTCACGTTTAACAAGCGCGGTCTTTGCTTTCGTAGGCGTTACCTTAACTAAAACTACAGTTGCCATTACTTTCTCTCCAACTCATACTCCAGACGATTTACTGTCTGAAGTGCTTCTTTCACAAACGCCGGTGATGCTATAGCAGCTTTCCGAAATCCTGGATGCGCTATCAATCGCTCGCTGTTATTCATCTTTACCCCCACGCACCCGCTCGTTAGGACTAGCAAGAGCATCAGCGATAGCATCATCAACCAGCGCATCTTTTGCTGTGCGCCGCTTTGATGCGCTAAGTTCCCGCCCTTCTCCGAAGAACTTATCCAGAATTTTCTTGAGGACGGGTATAGCTTTAGCGATTGCATAGATAAGTTTTATCACAAGTTACATTAACGCCATTGACTAGCGCCCCTCATGGAGTCTTTTTTTATTTGAGCTTTGCTTCTCTTCTTTCTAGGTTTCGGTTTCGGTTTAGGCGCAGGAGGCTTACCACCACCAAGACCACTTCTACGTGCCGGTACTTTTGCTAAATCAGCAGCCTTCTTTGCTTTATACATCTGATAAAGTTTTAAAGCACCACCACCAGCAGCAGCGCCAACGCCAAAGCCAGCACCAAGCTTCATAGATTCCTCCATACGTTCTTGATCTTTTTTACCCAGCTTTGGCGCTCCCTTGTACTCAGAGCCATAACGCATACCAGCACTTGCTTTACGAAGTGTTTCCTGCTTGCCTAGTAACTTCTTCTTATCAGAAGCACGTTGTTTAGGAGTACGCGTTGGTTGTTTAGGCGTTCTCTTAGTAGGATCAACCTGACCGGCACGTGCTGAAAGGTTTGTGCCGCCTTTCATCTTACGTAAAGGCGACTTAACTGCACGTATAGGTCGAAGCGTTGTTCCTTTCGGCGTATTCATTTCTGTACGCGTACGTGCTGCCTTGCTAACAGGCTTCTTTGCAGGCTTCTTCGCGGCTTCCTCTTTCGCTTTCTTCGCCGCACGCCTACGCTTGCCACCAGCTTTCGCCAAGGCCATTAACGCGCTACCACCTTTTTTTCTTCTACCGTATGCCATATCAAGTGTTCCCCGTGTCTTTCTTAATTCCCTTACGCAAGAAAAGTGCGAGTAACGATGTAACTACTACGTTAATCATCACGCCCATTTCCATCTCTCCGCTGAAGTACGCTCCTACTGCTGCAAGAACGCCGCCAACGGCTGTCATATATGTCTTTTTACCTTGTAGTGCTTTCATCGTTTTTTACGTTTCTTGACTACCGCCTTTTTTACCGGCTTCTTTTTCGGTGGTCGCCCCACCTTACTCCCGTATGTTCCTTTTCCGTATGGCATAATTTATGATCCTTTCTTCCACTTACTAGAACTAGACTTTGTTTTACTAGGACTCCACTTAACTTTATCTGCCCAATATGCCGCAGACATCGGCCCTCTTGATATGTTCTTTTGATGTCTACTTTTAAAGGCTTTGCGTTGCCCTACCGTTTGATTTGTTTTAACGCCTTGCTGACCAAACCTAATAGTCTTCGTCTGTCCACCACTCTTGGCAACTACGACGTGAGACTTGGTTGCGTGAGAAGGTGTACGTTTTGGCTTATTGTAGCCACTTACACCAGCTCTGGTTAGCTTAGCATCTATCATTCCGCATCTTGTTTGTTAACTGCACCCAGTTTAACTTCTACCGTAGGATTATCTTTACCAGCTTTTAACGTCAAGCTAGGAAATGGAATCTCAACAGACAAGTACGGGATTTTGAAGTTAACTCCATCTGCAGATACGTCCGCGTTAGGTGTTACTCCTGCCTTTGCACCAACGCATAGCGAGGGGATTGGCCAAGTTAATTTCTGCCCGAACAAGGTTACGGATGGCTCTGGCTTTAATGCCGCACCAAACAAACCAGCGTTGGCAGTTGCAGCAGTTAGCAGCAATGCCCCAACAACAATATATTTTGTATGTTTCATTTCTTTTTCTCTAGCAGTTGTTTAATCT